GGGCCCGCTAGAGGCCCCCTTGTTGTTACTCTGCGCTGCGCTGACGACGACGGGTCTTCGGCGCGGGTGCGTCGTTGACGTCGACATCCGGGTCAGTAAACGTGAAGCGCGTCATGGAGAAGTCCTCGCCGTCCACTTCGCGGAATTCGACAGCGTTTTCTTCGAGGTACTTCTTGGTCGCTTCATCGACGAGCTGGTGGGCCTTCTGGCCCTCCGGCTGCGTGTGGTTGTTCCAGACCACGCCGTTGTGGTCGTAGTACATGCCGCGTGTCAGGGTAGCGCGGTACTGCTTTGCTTCATCAGACATTTCGATCTCCTCGTGGTGCCCGTCTCTGCGGGACTGCTCGGGGTTTCGGGAAAGAGGAATGGCCGCCGTTAGGCGACCACTACAACCTCGGGGACGAACGTGCCGCGCAGGGCGTTAAGCCGAGCCGCGATCGTTGCGATGTTGTTGGCGAAGAGCGCCAGCTTGGCGTCGAGTTCGGCCTTCTTGACGCCAGGAGCGGCATCAGCGCCTGCACCGATCGTGATCGCGGCAACCGTCTTTGCGAACGTGCCGAGGTCCTTTGCGGTGCTGAGCGTGTTGACGCCTTCTGCGGTGGCAAGCTGCGAGACGAAGCGGGAGACCGTGTAGAGCGCGCCGTCCAGAGCCAGGATGCTCGTGTTGACGTTGCTCGCCTGTGCGCCAGTTGCTGCGCCGGTCGTGGTGCCGATTGCGCCGATCGTGCCGTCGGCCGCCGTGCCGCCACCGTTATAGGTGAGCTGGTCGGCAGCAGGGACGCCGATTGCAGCAGCAACAGCATTCGCCTTCGTTGCCAGTTCGAGGATGGCGTCCTTGACCAGCGTGAGCTGGGTGACGGCCGAAGCGGCAGTGGCCAGGTCGGAGCCAGAGGCTGCCTTGTTGGCGAGGTCTGCCGGGATAGAGACGACGGAACGCGTGGTCGACGCCGTGCCGCCGGAACTGTCGGTAAGTGCGACAATGCCAGAAGCCGCCTGGCGGGCGTGCTGCTGGGCGATCGCGATGATGAGGTGCTGGTTGGAGCCACCGTCCACGCGGCCGGCAGTGCTCTTGGAAAGTTTGATGGTCATGTCTGCGTCCTTCCGGGAAGCGGTTGGGTGGCGTAGGAGAAGCGAGGGGCCGAAGCCCCACGCCTACAGATGTTCGCTTAACCCAGGTTGATGAGCTTGGCGCCGGCCAGCTCTTCTTCGACCTGGATGGCGATACGTGCAGTGATGACGAAGATCACTTCACGCGAGCGGATGTCCTTGTCGGTCTCGATGCGGACGTTACGCTGCAGGCCCCAGATGATGTTCTTGGGGTCGGTGAAGACGACATTCGCGTCAGGCATCAGGGCTGCCGGCGCGAGCGGGATGCCGAGAGCGGCAACCGGCTGACCACCAACGGCGATGCTGTCACCCAGCGCGCCCGGACGGCCGGCCATCGTTACGCGCCAGTCGCTTTCCTTGTCCATGGACGTGAAGTAGCGCATGGCTGCGAGGTTGCGGCGGTAGGCCGTCGGCAGGGACTTCTTCAGGCGGTTCCAGAGCGCCAGCGACATCTGTTCGCCAGCGGCGTCGACGATGTTCGAGGTGAAGCGCTTCAGAATGCCGTTCTGCAGGCAGAGCAGGTCGTCGGTGGCAGACGAGATCGTCTTGTCGCCGGAGATCAGCAGGGTTTCGAAGTCGAGGGCACCGCGCTGAGCAACGAGAGCCAGGATCGTGTCCTGGAAGTTGCCGCGCTCGATGTTGTCTTCGAGAACTTCGTAGGGGATACGAACTTCCGCGATAACTTCTTCGGTGTTCATGCTGATCTTCGACGTCGTGACAGACGTGCGCTTGCTTGCGGCAAGAACGCGATCGTTCACGTTGCTGTCGTTGAGGCCGGTCGCACCATTGCCGGAGTTCTTGGCGCCGTGGAAGACACGGGTGCCGATACCGACCTTGTTGATGTCAGCCTGCGGCGCATTCATCTGGACCGAGCGAACGGCGCGCAGAAGTGTAGGCTCGTCGAGCAGCTTGCGGAAGAATACGTCGTTCTGCTCGGGCTGGAGCAGGCCGCCGTTGGTGGCGAGGTCGGTGAGGGCGATATCGGCCTTTACCGAGAGACCGCGAAATGAAGTCATGTTTTCAGTCCTTCCATGGAACGTTGTCAATTGTGGAGCTACTAGCGCTGCGTTTTACGACTAGGTGCGAATACCCATCGCTTCGAGCGAGTTGCGGTGGCGCACTTCAGCGGAGATTTCCGTCGCCGACTTCTGTGCGGGTGTCCTACCGCTATCGCTGTGGATGGAGGTGACGCGTGGCAGGTCTTCGACATCTGCGCTTTTGCGCGTCTGGGAGGTGCTTTCAACCTTTTCCAGACGTTGTGCCAGCGTGTCTGCCTTCTTTGCGCTCTGCTCTGCACGTTCGTTGGCATCCTTCAGCGCCGTCTCCATGCCGTCCAACTTCGCAGTCAGGGCAGTGAGGGCGGCGAGAACGGGGTCAGCGACCGTGTCCGAATTGCTCGCTTCCTTGGCAGTGGTCTTAGTCTCGGCTGCTGTAGCTGCCTTGACTTCGTTCTCCTGGGTTTCCCCAGCAGCAGGGACAGTGGCATCGACAACCGGAGCTTCGTCCGACTTAACGGCGAGCTCGACGTGGTTGGATGCCATCTGAATGAGGATATTTCCGAGGGTCTGGATCGCTGTCTTCATGGAAGCAATCGCATCCGCAGACAGGCCGCCGCCCTGGAAGGCGTCGTAAGCCAGGCTGTCCTTCAGCCATGCCAGCGAGCGGATGATCGAAGCCATCTCGGTGATGTCGTAGCAGTCCTTCTTGGTGAGGACGGAAACGATGCCGTCTTCGGACTTGGCAAGCAGCTCCGGCACTTCGTCGGACGGCTTGACCGGCTCTTCGCCCGTGACCACGGGAGCCTCGACCGTGGCATCCGTTGCAACGGGTTGCAATTCCGGCGTACCGGCTTCAGCCTTCATGGTGGCGAGGACAGGGGCGGTGAACTTGTCGCGCGTGGACTGGTTCAGCGAGGCCCAGTCAGCTTCGGACAGGCCGGCTTCGGTGCGGACCTTTTCCTCGGCCTTGACGCGCAGCTCTTCGTCGCTCTTCTGTGCGCCAGTCGTCGGTGCTTCCGTCTTCTTACCCTCGATCGCGACCACGTCGGCGTTCGGCGTGTCGTTTGTTTCGCTGGCCTTTTCGGCGAGTTCGCCGACGAAGGAGGTGACGCCGTCTTCGACTTCGATCTCCTGGACATTGGCGAGTTCGGTATTGCCTTCGACCGTGAAGGAGCCGTCATCCTCGGCCTTGATCGTGGTCTCGACATACTTGCCGGCATCGAGCCAGGCCTGGACCTGCTCTTCGGTCTTGAAGTTGTCACCCTTGAAGGTGAGCTTGGCAATATCGGCAGTGCCGTTCTTGAGGTTCTTGGGCATCTCGGCCTCCTGAGTGAGTTCATCGGATTTGATGACACGGAGAGGCGTGCCGTTTGCGCCCGCCCTCACGATGGAATTGAACTGCGGTTCAGGGTCGGTGAGCAGGGTGACCTTTTTGACGATCTTCGATGCTTCGCGCTTCATATGTGCAGTCCTCAAACAAAAAAGCGGTGATTGTGACTGTCCGTCTTCTCGGTCACACTGCCGCGCTTGATTTCATGCCAGTGACCGTCAGCAGCCTTGGAGGTTCTGCCTTTGACCACTTTGCCGTTCTCGTCGAGCTGCACAAAATAGTAGTGCTCGTGATCGTCATTCTGCTCGGTCTTGCCGACCTGGTCGCGAACGACCTCGATCTCGACCGTGCGCTGGACGGGGGTGACCATGGCCTGAAAGGAGAAGCCATTTAGGTTGCCGGCCTTGATGTCAGACCAGACCTCGGCGTCTTCGACCTTCACGCCCATGACCCAGGCGCCAGCGGTGTAATCCGGATCGCCCTCGCGAGCGATGAAACTTTCGACCGGGTAAGCCTCGATCGGCTTGTTGTCGTGCTTCACGTCGATGGACTTCGTCAGGTCCAGCCGCATGAAGCGGTGAGCCATCAGCTCGATGTCTTCGGCGACCATCATCTCGCCGTAGGTGTCGAGCCGGTTGGGAGCGTAGACTTCGCCATAGATGATCTGCCGGTCGTCATCCGACCGTACGATCTTCGTCAGCGATGTCTTCGGCGTCTTGCTCATGGCTGGATTAAATACGCTAGAAATGTAGCCTGCGTCAATCGGCGTCCAGCGAGGAAATTGCAACGCGTTGCAAAATCTAAAATGAAAACGCCCCCGACGAGGGCAGCGTCGAGGGCGTCTAGGGAGGTGACCAATCTGGGCGGGGCATTGCCGGACTCGTCACCAACATGTCTAGGCGATATTTACCTAGCTTGCAAGGGGTTTATCGTCCGAGAGGGTCAGGCTGTTCGCTTGCCACGTCGAAACCATCCGAGCCAACGCCGATGCGGGGCTTGAAGAGCGGGCCGGGGTCCGGTGCAACTGTTGCAAGCGCGGCAAGGCTGTCTCGCTGCAGGGTCTCTGCCGCCGTCAGGTACTGCAGGATGGTGCGATTGTTCTGGGTGACGCGCTGGGCGACGGGACGATCGTCATCCTTGATCTTGCTCGTCTTCGCCAGGACTTCGTCGCGGAGCTGCGACAGAAGGTCTTCGAGCTTCCAGCCTGTCGGATTTTCTGCGGACATCAGGATGGGCGTCTTGGTCATGCTGGCCTCGTGAAATAAGGGCGGGCGTAGAAATAGCCGGGCTCCGCCAGGTTGAACTTCTTTTCGTTGGCATATTCGATGAACTTGTCGCGGCCGGCCTCGGACAGGTGCTGGAAGTAGAACTTCCCGAACTTCGTCGCCCCGCGCGGTGCGAACTGCACCCACGTCCGCCCGTTGACGTAGTGCTGGCGACCATAGTCATCGAGCGGCAGGCTATCGACGTTTTCCGGGGTGACGAGGGTGTAGCCCTCCCGCTCGAAATTAGTGGTCGAGATGACGCGCGGCTTGCCTTCGTCGGGGTCCGGCACGTCGACATAGGCCTTGTAGCTCTTGTCGGTCGGGGTGATCTTCATGCCGGCGTCGGCGCACTCGAAGAACTTCTCCTCGGATAACGAGCCGCAATGCGAGCATGTCCCGTCCGCGCGCAGCGTCGGCTCGGGGAAGTTCCAGGGTCCGCCACGAACTTCCTGCTCGTAGCGACCGCAGACGAATTTCTCTGTCATGGTGTCCTCAATAGATCGGGTAGATGGTTGATCGGCAGCGCGGGTGCAGGGGAGGGATCATCACCCCCATGTTCGCCAGCTCCTGGCTGGACTTGCCTTCGACAGTCTCGGCTGAAACCCAGGGCGTGCGCGTCTTGCTGGCCATTGGGTCCGGGTCGTTGGCGAGGCCGTCGAGAAGGTTGATCGCGTCAGCTACCAGGAATTCGCGCCCGTTCATCGACCGGCAGATGGCGGATGTGCGCCCGTCAATGACGGCTACGAAGCGATAGCCGAGAATGCCACGGGCCTGCATCGTGCGCAGGTAACCGTAATGGTAGCCGCGCGAGGCTGCGACGTTGGCGATCAGGTGCCAGTAGGGCACCGTGCGGAAATGGCGGGCGATCTCTGCCTGTAGGTCAGGAAGGCTCGGCGCGTCCAGAGAATGGAACGCCGTGTCGATCGACCGCATGATGCCTGGCACGATCTGCGTGTTGAAGAAGTTGTTCGTCGAGTAGCGGGTTGCCGCACGAATGGCGGCCTCGAACTGGCGTGCCGACGGCGTGTCGATAATTGGGATGTCGCCACCACCGCCACCACCGCCTGGCGCGTTATGGCCGGAGCCTAGCGCATTGACGCCTGTGACCAGCGTATTGCGGATGGCCTTCTCCACCTCCGGAGCAGCGCCCGCGTAGAGGTTGTTCATGATCGGAGCGGCCTCGTCGACTGCAGCCTGCAGATTGCCGGTCGAGAAGGCAACATCGAAGACGCGCGTAAAGAGCGGCCTTACTTTGGCGACGGCGGTAGACCAGGCGGCCGACAGCGCGGCGGCGATGGACAGCTCATCGTCGAGAAAGGCGTCTTCGCCATCCTCGTCGTATATGCCGTCGTCGCGCATCACCTGCAGCGTGACAGGAAAATCCATCGTCCGGGCAATGCCGTGCCACCGCAGGAGAAGCGGGTCGCTGCAACAGTTGCAATTTTCCGGCGCCTCAAGCGGTAGCAGGCTGAGCATCGGCATTGGTCCGCAAGATGTCGTGCAGGTCCCTCATGGCGACGCTGACGGCAACAAGAGTTGCCTCATCGGCGACTTTTTTGGCCTTGGGCGGAGCCTTGTCTTTCGGGGTGTCGTCGTTTGCCGGCGTCTTGCCATTGTCCTGCGCGAAACCGCCCTTCGGCTGCGGGGCAGCCTCGATAAGATTGCCGTTGGCATCCGTCTTCGAGCCGTCTGCGTTGACCGTGATCTTCCGTTCGATAACCTGAGAGCCTTCGAGCTTGCCGGCGCTGGCGAGGTTCTTGACGATCTCGAACGGCCAGTTGCCCCAGTCTTCCTTGATCTTCTCCAGCTCAAGATCGAAATACTCGTTGGCGAGGGCGATAGCGATATTCGGGGTCATCGCGCCAAGATCGTTGAACGCCGTCATCGCGTTGACGACAGCCGACGGGTCGGTGATCTTCGCCTGCTGCGAGCGGAATGCCCAGAACTTGGCGTCATAGGAGCCGAGGACGTGCAGGTCCATCATGCTGTCGAACTGCCTGCGCTCGGGACCGAACACCTGGCCCTCGGCAACCTCATAGGAGGTCTGCGCGGACGCGAAGGTGATGTCCTGGGAGCGGCCGACGAAGAGCGGCGGTAGCCGGAAAGCAGAACGAACCTTTTGCTCGGAGGCAACTTCGTACTCGGCGAACAAAGCGTCTTTCTGCTGGGCATCGCGAAGCGGCTTGAGCTCGATGCGCGGGATTGGCACCTGGCCGTCCTGGGATGCGAGGTCTTCGTCGCCGCGCGCTTCGAGGATGACCATACGGTGCGTGGCCTGCCGGCCCTTGATAGAGGTCAACTGATCCTCGATCATTTCCATCGACTGCTGCGTCAGCACGCCGCCCGAGACAAGCACGGCCAAGGCCGGGATCGCGTTGTCCTTGAAGAAGTCGTAGTTCGTCAGCTCGGCCTGGCGTGCGCCCATGATCGACGGGAGCTGGTTTATCCAGCGCGGCACGCCGTAGGGGGACGTCGGGAAATAGACGCCGGAATAGATGATCTCGGTCGCCTGCTGATCGATGCTTAGCGCGTCATTGACCTTACCGGTTGCCGGGTCGATCCGGCGCGGGTCGCCAAATTCCTTGAAGTAGACCTTCTTCTCGTTGACGATCTGCACAAAACGGCGGAAGCGGCGCTTGATCTTAGAAGTGTCGGCCCCGTCACGCGGAAGCTTGACCTCGACTTCTGTCTCTTCGACGTCACGGGTGGTGATGCGCATGGTCTGCGCCGGGATGTGGAAGAGCGACGTTACGCGTCCCTTGCGATCGCGCGGTGCCTCGATGCAGAAATAGCCCATGCTTTCCTTGTCGAAGCGGGCACGCTCGGCCAGCTCCTGCAGGGAATACTGGTCGTTCGGGAACTTCAGCAGCTTTTCGAGAATTTTCTTCTCGGCCTCTGCGCCGGAGCTTTTTTCCTGGCCGTCGGGCCCGATATATTCGAGCTGCCAGCCGTGGCCGTGGCAATTGCGCACCATAGCGTCGATGCAGCCGAGCAGGGCGGAATTCTCGTAGGGGAGGCGGGCCAGTGAGTACGGATTATACGGCGGCTGCAGCACGTCGTTTGCATGCCCAACGCCGGTTGAATAATAGCCGTCAAACGGGTCTGCGAGCGACTGGGTATTGACGAATTCCTTCATCCGGACTTCGACGCTGCCCTTTACGTCCCTAGACGGAGGCACGCGGCGCGTTTCGGTTCGGGTCCGTTTGCGGATGTTCGGCTCATCTGCCACGATCGGGCCTCGCTACTTTGATGCTGAAAACTGGCGCACCATACTCCGCGAAGCTGAAACCCACAAGTGTCTGTAGCGTTTACGCGGCTACAGTTTGCAACGCGTTGCAATTTTCTCAGTCGAGATCGATGGCGCGACGCTGGATGCGGAAGGCCGACAGTATCGGCTCCGGAGTCTCTGGCTGGGCAGCCGCCTCAAGTGCAGTGTTGAATTGTCGGACAAGGCCCATCGCCTCGACAAGAGAGAAGACCTCATTAGGGTCCATGTCTGCCAGGCGAGAGAGGAGATCGGGAGGGATTAAGCCATCCTCGGCGGCCTCGGTCAGTTCGGCCAGGAAGTCTTCCGACACGCCGGTCGGTACTGCTCGGAATGTGACCAGGGCGCCGTTGACGAAGGCAGAGCCGAGACCGGCGATCTGCCGGTAACCCTGCCACCTCTTAGAGGAGGGGTTGAAAAATAGTGCCTCAAGCGGGGTGCAACGGACCCAGGCGTCGACGCGGTAAGCGTCCTGCAGACCGGGGGCATCGGGCGAAAATGATACAGTAAATGGTCTGCTCGGATTTTCAATATTGGCGGTCATGATGCGGCGCGTGTGCCGCTCTATCGCTCGAACAATGTACCATATACCGAATGCGGCGCTGGCGAATAATGCAGTCAAGGTAATGAACTCGTCCAATGCCCATCTCGTTTGTGGTGTATTTGGTACTATGCTTGCTATCCACTCAATCAAGGCCCACCCCCATTTCCGGTGCCTTCGTCACGCTGCGGAATGTACTTGCCTCGACCCTCTAGCCCTGGGTACTCGTTCGGATGCTTATCAGAATTTTCCGCAATCCATTGGCGAAAAGTTGCATCGAGAAGATAGTACACAGTCTTTTCGTTAATCAACCTGGGATGGGGGCGTTCGAGTGCACGCACAGGCCAGCCGAGTTTGCGCAATTCGGATGCTCTGGCCTGTAAGGTCGGAAGATTGAGCTCCAGGTAAGCGTACCCGGCATCGATCTCGACTCCCCTCAGAAGATGCGAGAGTAGCTTATACGCCTTCGAGCCGCGTGCGGGAATATGGGGTGCGTCTGTCCGCACCCCTATCTTGGTCGTTACGACCGAATTTGACATGGTTCTGACACCTGTGGTTTGTTATACTTATACAGTGCCACAAGTGTAAGTGTTTGTCAAATAATATTACGAACGAGTTGGCCAGCCTTCGAGTATGGAGCCGTCGGCCTGGACGACGAGCTTGTGCATGACCCCGCCGTCCTTCTTGTAAAGCAGGACCTTGGAGTATGGTCGGCGCTCGTTTACGTCGCGCTGAAAGAAAATCTTGTATCCTTCGTTGACGAAGTCGCGCGTGCGCGAAACCATCGGGTGATCTTCGAGGTCGAGGGCCTTCCGCACTTCAGGCGTCAGCTCCATGGAACCCGATCTGCCATCCAGTGCAACGGGTTTCAAACTGTACGCAGTCCCTATGCGCAGCAGGCTCATCATGTACGAGCGGAGATGCGTCGGAAATGTGCCGGTGATGTAGACATAGGCTGCGCGGTCGCGCAGGTCCTGGTAGTCCTTCGTCTCCGGGTCTTTCAGGATGGTCTGCAAGTCATTCTCATCGCCCTTTGCGGGCTGACGATGGTACTTGATCATTAGCATTTAAACCCCTTCTTCCGGGAGCAGCCCTCCCAATGGGACTGTCCGAATGCCTGCCACTCGCATGCTACGCGCAAAAGTGGACGCGGTGAATATAACTTAGACCTGTTGAGTCTACAACTATGTTTTACCTAGCTATTTTGGATCAGTGCGTCCCTCAAGTGCAGGCATAACGGGCTATAAACGCACGCCGATAAATTTGGTTCCAGCGATTTTAAGAAAAAATGTGCGGTGCACAAAAAGAAAACCCCGGCAGGGGTGGATGGGCCCGGCCGAGGTTTTCCTGCAACGCGTTGCACCAAGAATTTGCGTCTTAGATGTGCGTCGCTTGCTCCTTTAAGTCTTTGTTTATCAAAAGCATACCGCTGCGCTTGGCGACGTGCCCGACGACGCCAGCCAGACCATGCGTTGCTGCCGGCAGGTCCTTCCGCGTCGTGATCTGCATGTGCCGATCGTCGACGATGCGGGCGACTGCGTGGCCTTGGTGATAGAGGACTGTGCCCGTCATCACGTCGCCACACTGCGCCAACTTCACGAAATTCTGTGCCGTATCATAGAACGATGTAAAATTCGTGTTGTCGCCAAGCTGCATCGTCTTAGACCTTCGAGTATTCCACCCGCACGGCCTCGAAGCCGTCGGCGGCGGTGTAGACTTCGCAATCGAAGAACGTCTCCGGTGCAACGCGTTTCAATTCCGGGGTGAACGCGACGGCCAGGCGCCGAATTTCGAGATCGGCCCCTGGATTGCCGCGCTGCTCGATGACGTTGCGTGCGGCGCGCAGGTTCATCGTCCACACAAGTCGCGTCTCGGACGCATTCGGAAGGAAGCAGCGGGCGGCTTCCTGGGCTCGCTTCTTGACGATTGTCTTGTTGTCTTCGAAGCGCGCAGACATCGAGCCCTTCAGCCGGTCAAGCCAAATCTGATAACTGTCCAGCGCGTTCTCGTAGTGCGCCAGGAAGTCTGTGAGGACAACGCTCTCGCCGCGAGGCGTCATCAGCTCTGGGTTCTCCGCCATCTTCATGATCAGCGGTGGTACCACGGCGCGATTGGCCTTGAAGCCGACGATCTCGATCTCGCCACCCTCGGCCGTGACGTAGCGCTGGCTTTCCTGCGACGGGTTGGTACCGACGTGGTGGCGGACCAGCTCGTGGGTGAGGGAACGCGAGACGCCGGTGATGATGAAGGAGACGTTCGAGTGGGCAAGTACGCTTCCGTGGCGCTCGCTGATGATGTTCTTCAGGTATTCGCCGGTTGAGCGGCCCTTGTCCCAAGCGCGGTAGCAGAAGCGGCCGGAGAATTCCGTTAAGAGGTCGGCGTGCGAAGCTTCGTCGTCGCGTTCGAGCGCCTGAAAGATGCGGCCGATCGGCGTGTCAGGGCGGTCGCCGAAGTCACCGGCGAATTCTTCGAGGCCGTGCTCTTCCGCGAAAGCCTCCATCACGCCGAGATTGAGCTGCGGCTGCGCCAGGACGCCCACCCAGGGCTTGGTTACGAGTTCAATAGTCACCAGGTATTTCCTTTGCTACGCCTGTCCGAAGAGGTGTTCTCGGCAGGCTTCTCAGTTGGAAGGGAGTTCATAGTCTCGACGGTCTTGAAGAAGGCCGAGGCCAGGTCGTGGGGGCCGACGGTGACACCGGCAACGGCGTGCAGATGAAACGCAAGCGTTTCGGAGAGCTGCACCATCTCCGGGTAGGAGATATTCAGCATGTCGCCACCGAACTTCTTCAGGCGAGGCGTCGACGTTTCGTATTCGGGGGATTTGGGCGGGGCGTATTTAGCGGCCAGGGCCTCTACGCGCCGCTCCTCGATCTGGATAGCGCGCTCGTTACTCATCTGCTTTGACCTTCGCCCGCAGCTCTATGACTTCCTTCTGCAGCGCTGCGTGGCCTGCCAGAAAGCCAGGGATGGCGTCCTTGAGCGCCAGCAGTTCCGGCGACGTGGTGGTGACCACGCTGATCGAGGCGTCCCGATCTTCGATGACGAAGTCGAAGAGCTTATCGGCGTAATTGGCATTGGCTTTTGCCTGCGCCCGCTTGGCGGCCAGGTCCACACCCCAGAGCCCGGTCATTATGACGACAACGCGGACGATGCTGAGCGGCGTCTTCAGCTCCGGATCGTCGAGATGCGAGAGCAGGGCGAAAAGAAGAATGGCGCCGAGGACTAGCGCGTAGGGTGCGAAAAATTCCCACAAATCTTTAAAGCCCCGCCAGAGCCAGGCCGAGGCGCGCCTGAACCCCGCGACCACCGAGTGGCGAAAGAGTGCCCATTTGCTGGGCGGGGCAGGGGAGATGGTGGTCATTGGTTGTTACCTTTCTGTTGCAACGGGTTTCAATTTTATGCGTGGACGCGGGCCTCTTTGAGATCGAACACGTGTTCCCCGACGAAAGCATTAGCGGCGCGCTTGGCCTTGATGATCGTGGCCGCGCCGTCGACGGGAATGCCGTTGGCGAAGACCACGTAGCTGCAGCCGCGACGACTGTAATCCTTATCTATTTCGAGAAGCACGTCTCTCTTGGTTGCCCTGCTAGTGATGCTTAGCATATGTAGCCCTCCTTTGATAAGATCACTATCCCATATATTAAAGTGTTTGTCAAATATACTGCAACGCGTTGCACTGGAATTGTCCCCTACATCTGTAAAATCTAGCGTTATCAAACTGTTAACCGTGGGCGCTTTAGAGTGGACGAACAGTAAATCGGACTGTATTGAAGGAAGAAAACAAGATGAACAGTATGGTGATGACCGAAAAACCGAGACTCGTGCAGCGCCTCGCTGGCGCGCTATCTTCGACCATCGTGCCTCTGGGATACAAGCGGCCGATGATGCTTGACCGGGTGTTGCGCAGCGCCTTCGAGCGCATGGGCTTCAACAACCCAGACGAACATCTGGGCGCGGTAAAGGAAAAGATCGCCGAGACTTTCATAGATGAAATCGGCCCCCTGATGACCGCGTCCGAGTACCAGAAGATGAAGACATACGTTGAATACGGCATGTCTATTGAGAAGGCTGGCGAACTCTTTTCCTTATCGCCGGCAGATGTTCGGAAGATGCTGTCTGGGAAGGGGACTTTGCGGGCGCGGGACTAGGCGGCTTGTAGCCGATAGTCCAGAGTTTGCCGCCCAGCTTGACTATAGCCGAGGACGCATCCGGCGCACTGCCGGCGAATTTTATGTCGTCCTCACCTGGGCCCGTGCGCTGGAAAGCCAGGTGCTCGGCTCCGCGTCGGATAACCCATCCGAGCTGCTGCTCGATCTGCCCCGTGCCGCCGGCCGCGTAGACTTCCGATCCGTTCGGCCAGCGCATGTACCAGTCTTGTTCCGGTTTCGGAGGTGGCACGTTCTCGTTGTTCATTAGCACACGCTTTCGAACGATTAGGTTGTCCATCAGTCACCAATCCTGCCTTGTTCCTCTTCGCGCAACTCGTCCCACTCGCGTAAGGTCTGGATGCTGGCGTCTTCGCCGTCGATCATGCCGATGTCTGGCCGCTGATCGAGGGACGCCTCGAATAAGACGGGCTCGCCATTCGGCCAGGCACCGCCGTTGCAGTCGGCACATTCGAACACGGTCTGCACCATCGCCAGCGCCTGGTCGGCGTTCTCCGCCTTCACGGTGACGGCTGCTTTCAGTGTCAGGTCAAAGGTATATTCGCGCATCAAGCGTCCTCCGGCTCATTGTCGTCGCCGGGGAGGGTGCGATCCTCCGGGTCAGCGTCGATATCTTCCTCGACCACCTGGATAGGGTCCGCGTAACCGACCGTCACGGCCGGTGAGAGGCTGATGTCTGGCAGATCGGGGTTGTTGTAGGTCATGCCGGTGATCGGCAGCTCGGCGTGCTCGTCCTCGGACAGCTCCAGGCAGAGCCCATTGAGCTTGAGGACCTTTTCTTGCGCCTCTTCCTCGCTCTCAGCCTTCACGTAGACCGTTGCCTTGATCAGTATGTCTGCGTTGTAAAGGTTCATTCCCGCCTCCTTTTCCTATGTTTCATACTGTCATATGTATGAGTGTTTGTCAACTAATAAAACGCAACGGGTTGCAATCCGCTGCGATCGTGCTATGGTTCGGCTTCTCCCCAAACAGCTCGAAAAGAGCCGGTCACCCCGGCCCCTTCAGTGCGCTCGTAAAGAGCGCATAACATACGTTATGGAACAACTAACAGTTGTAGGCTAACGCTTTCCAGCCAAGATTTCTGAAACCCTGCCTTGATTGAGGTCGAACTTCAAGCCGATCTCGGACAGGTGTGCCGACGGGTAGCGAGCGGCATAGTCTCGGACTTCCTGAGCGAGCTTGGTCGTGACGACGGCATGGACAGGCGGAGCCCTACGCACCGGCTTGCGGCGCTTGGTGGCGTCGGCCAGCTCGTGCAGCTCCTTGCACTTTAGGATGTCGGCCAGTTCATGCATGCGGGCGCGGATTTGCGGGATGGTCTTCATCTTATGCCTCCTTCAAGTTTGCAACAGGGTTCATTTCAGCGCGCGGATCACGCCAGCCACAGACGCTCATGGCGTGCAACACGATGGTCAGCTCCGGGCCGTTGAGACCGGCCGCCGATTTCGGGTCGACCTTGTCGTGGCCGTTCTCCACGTGATCTGCGAGATCGGTGATAGCGCCGGCCATCATGTCGGGGTCAAAGTCTCGCAGCTTCTGC